CACCCCTCGTTATTAATATTTTAACTAATGGCTACGACATTTTATGTCGTAAGACCGCAGTTAAGATTCCACAGTAAATCCATCGAACCAATCATCGCCATGTGTACCCTCTTTACCGCAATGCTTTTCAGCATCATGCAAAGATAGTCCACGTTCAGTCACTCTCTTAGTGACTTCGCCAGTTTCAGGGTTTCTACGAAATCTAATTATTTTGAAAGTATCCATATTTTTCTCCAGTTGTGAGGGATGTAATCCCTCTGTTAAAATTAAGAACCAATATGAACATGAAGTTCATTTGACCCTGCTATTGCGAAGTTTTCAACGAAGTATCCATGATACTTAGTCTGTTTAAGCACTTCTTTTGTTGCTTTCAACACGCTCTCTACGTCAAACATTCCATGTTTTACAACCGCTTTAGTCTTAGAAAAAGACCATTCATAGTCGAAAGGTTTATCTTTCGTAGGAAATTCAGCATCCACAAGTGCATAGTCCGATAGGACATATTCGCCATCTGGTATATTCTTGCCACAGCAAGCTGTTGCGCCAATATCAGCTATCCAGTAGTCAAGGTCTTTGTCTGTAGTATCTGTAAAGATACTCCACACAACTCCGTGCTTCTCTTCGAGAAGGCTTAGGGTTTTGCTCAGAATCGTTTTCATAATTTTCTCCAGTTTAGTTAACTAAGTCATGTTCACGAATTTCAAATCCGTTGTACCATGAAAATGTATACATTTTAGTAGGGTCAATCTTCCATTCATTGGTTACTCTGAAAGAGTCTCCGGACACATGACCTACTTCAAGGATCACGCCCCTCTTCGTTTTACGAAGATGCATGTCCTCATTCGCGGAATCATCTTCGCCAAATTCATCGGAATGAAAGTAGGTATCTCCGATAACTTCGTCAAGGTATCTCAGCACAGTAGAGTCCTCTCTACCACGTAATGAGAAGCCGAAGCCATTTCCGCTTGTCATTGCTGTAAATGAAAGTTTACCTTTAAGGTAAAGCTTGCCGTAATTAGCCACAGCTTGTCCTACTTTTAAGTAGGTATCACTTTCCATAATAGCTTTAGCTATTCTTGCTTGGGGTCGTGAAGCCATTCTTTCTTTTAAGGCTAAAAATTCTCGTTGGTTCATAATTTTCTCCAGTTTGTTGTTGGGGAGTATGGTTTAAATCCCCTTTCATTGTATTCAAGGGGTTTAAACCTACTCTCCTATCATTTTTCGTCACTCTCCTCTCACATGGTAGTACATGGACATAATGCATGTCAACTACTGAGTGAATGAGGGGTTACCGAAGGAATCGAATTGATCTTAGAAAAGGTATGGTTTACCATACCTCTATGACAGATCAAAAGACATCATCAGATAAGAAAGGGTTAAGCGTAAAAGAGCGGTTATATGCTAGGTATAAAGCTAAAGGCTTTAGCAATGGCAAGAGTGCCGAGTTGGCGGGATACAAGGCGGGAACTAGTGCGGATAAGCAAGGCTTTAGGTTGTCTAAAAAAGCTGATATACAAGACGAAGTCTCTAGGATATTGGCAGAACAAGAGACTAGAAGTCTCATAGACAGAGAGACACACCTTGATGAACTAGCAAAGCTAAGAGATAAGGCTATTGATACAGGACAGATAGGCTCTGCTGTTACAGCAGAACATTATCGAGGCAAGGTAGCTAACTTATATACAGAGAAACTAGAAGTTTCTAATACCAATAAGGAAAGTAGCGATGAGATAATGCTTCGCATTAGTAAACTCATTGGCAAAGAACCAAAGATTAAGGACAAGTCCTTACACTAAGATCGTTTAAACACTTCTCCAAATGTAGCGCGTAGTCATGCGAGAGTGTTTACACTCTTCACCCGCGACTACACACGCATTTGGCAGACCCCACCCCCCCTGTTGGCAGTTGGGACTCCGCGCACACGTATATACATACTAATCTGAATTATCACACAGTAAATTTTGACCTTTTATTAACATAGTGTTGACAGTACCCCCTACCCTTGTATTGTATTAAACGACTAGGGACTCCTAGTACAGAAAAAATATTATAAAAAAACTGAGTAGTAAAAAAGTAGGGGCTTATCAAGCGTGTTAATAAACCCCTAGGGTGTGGACTGGATATATTGAGAGTGTAAGACAGCCCTATCTGGAGATACCCTTGCATATCAGTATATTGTGTTTTAACATGGTTGACAATACTATATGTAGTAATGAGTATATCTAGCAATCAACTGGATAAAGTAATGCAAAGCTTAACTGAAGACAGAATTGCCTTATTGAATCCTTCAGAAAAAAACGAATTAGACAATCTTATTGTTCAATTAGAGAAGTCTATTATACGTGAGCGTTCTCAAGACGAGTTCTTAAACTTTGCCGGCTCTGTGTGGAGCGAGTTCATGTGCGGTTCGCATCACAAGAAAATGGCTGAAGCCTTTGAACGTGTAGCCAGTGGTGATTGTAAGCGATTAATGATTAATATGCCACCACGTTTTGGTAAGTCACAGTTAACATCTTGGCTATTACCTTCATGGATTGTAGGTAAACAACCAGACAAGAAGATTATCATGGCTTCACACACAGGAGAACTGTCACTACGCTTTGGTCGTATGGTCCGTAACTTAATTGATAGCGAGGAATATCAGGAGATATTCCCTGACGTTAGTTTGAATCTCGACAGTAAAGCAGCGGGAAGATTTGATATATCGGGAGGCGGTGAATATTTCTCTGTTGGTGTTGGTGGTGCAGTTACAGGTCGTGGTGCTGATCTATTGATTATAGACGACCCTCATTCAGAACAACAAGGACAGTCGGCTGATCCAAAAGTTTTTGAAAGTACATACGATTGGTATCTAAGCGGTCCTAGACAGCGTCTACAGCCGGGCGGTGCAATTATAATAGTAATGACTAGATGGGGTAAGAAAGACCTCTGTGGTTCAATATTGAAAGATGCATCTACTAGAGACAATAGCGATGAATGGGAAGTTATAGAGTTACCAGCTATATTGCCATCAGGCAGAAGCTTATGGGAAGAGTATTGGAAATTAGAAGAACTAGAAAAGATTAAGGCAACATTACCTATATCGCATTGGGAGGCGCAGTATCAACAGAACCCTGTTTCAGAAGAAGGAGCGATTGTTAAAAGAGAGTGGTGGAAAGTATGGGAAGAAAAGAATCCACCTAAATGTGAATTCATTATTCAATCTTGGGATACTGCTTTCTTAAAGACACAACGTGCTGACTACTCTGCATGTACTACATGGGGTGTGTTCTATAAGGAGAATGAAAGTGGCTATAGTCAACCTCAAGTTATATTGTTAGATGCTTTTCAAGAAAGGTTAGAGTTCCCTGAATTAAAACAACGCGCACATTATGAACATCAACAATGGTCTCCTGATGCTTTGATTGTTGAAGCAAAAGCTGCTGGCTCTCCTTTGATATTTGAATTACGTGCAATGGGAATTCCTGTTCAAGATTACACACCATCAAGAGGTAACGATAAGATTGCACGTGTAAATGCTGTTGCAGATTTATTTGCATCAGGTTCTGTATGGTATCCTAAGAAAAGATGGGCAGAAGAAGTTGTAGAACAATTTGCTTCCTTCCCTGTAGGAGACCATGATGATTTAGTGGATTCATCTACTCAAGCGTTGTTACGTTTTAGACAAGGTGGTTTTATAACTTTAGAGCATGATTATCAGGACACAAGCAGTCCCTCAGATAAGATTGCTAAATACTATTAAGATAGTTAAACTGATATAAATGGCAGAAGAAAATGTTGACATAACTGTTGTAAACCCTGAATCGGTTTCAATAGAGACAGAAGATGGGGGAATGCTAATTGATTTTGATCCTTCTTCTATGGAAGAAGATGTTCCCTTTGATGCAAACCTTGCTGAATCACTTTCAGAAAAAGATTTAAGTTTTATTGGGCATGAACTTGTTTCTGCTTTTGAAGCTGACAAAGATTCAAGAGGTGATTGGGAAAGAACATACACAGAAGGTTTAGACAACCTAGGTTTAAAAATTGAAGAACGTACAGAACCTTGGTCTGGAGCATGTGGTGTATATCATCCATTGTTGGCAGAAGCCGTTGTACGTTTTCAATCACAAGCTATAACAGAAATTTTTCCAGCATCAGGTCCAGTTCGCACAAGTATCGTTGGCAAAATAACTTCTGAAAAAGAAGCACAAGGTAAACGAGTACAAGATTATATGAACTATCTTCTTACGGAAGATATGAAAGAATACAGAAATGAAACTGAAAACATGTTATTCAGTTTGCCATTAGCTGGTTCTGCTTTCAAAAAGATTTATTGGGATGTAAACATGCAAAGACCTTGCTCTATGTTTGTACCCGCAGAAGACTTTGTTGTTAGTTATGGTGCGTCTGATTTAAGAACAGCATCACGTGCAACACATATTATGCGTATGACGTTGAATGAAATTTTAAAATTACAATACGCAGGATTTTATAAGGATGTTGAATTGCCACAATCAAGTGTTGGTACTGATAGAATAAAAGCTAAGTACAATGAATTGGCTGGCGATAGTCCTAACTTTGAGTACGATCTTAATTCTTATAGTAAAGATGGGTTACATACATTGTTAGAAATGCATGTTGACTTAGACCTTGAAGGATTTGAAGATATTCGTGATGGTGAGAAGACAGGTATAGCCTTACCTTACGTTGTAACTATAGATCAAGGTTCGGGAGAAGTATTATCTATAAGACGTAACTATTTAGAGTCTGATCCTCTAAGAGAAAGTAGACAACACTTTGTTCATTACAAATATATGCCCGGATTAGGTTTCTATGGCTTCGGTTTAATACACATGGTAGGTGGATTAGCCAAGTCAGCTACCTCTATACTGCGACAATTAGTGGATGCTGGTACTTTATCTAACCTTCCGGGCGGTTTAAAGACTAGAGGACTAAGAATTAAGGGTGATGATACTCCAATATACCCCGGAGAGTTCCGTGATGTAGATATTCCGGGCGGAAGTATCAGAGATAACATAGCTTTTCTCCCATATAAAGAACCATCTGGCACTTTATACCAACTATTAGGCAATATTGTAGAGGAAGGTCGCAGATTTGCCTCTATTACGGACCTAAAAGTGTCTGATATGAGCAATCAAGCCCCTGTAGGCACTACATTAGCCCTACTAGAGCGCAATATGAAGGTAATGGGGGCAATTCAAGCTAGATTACACGCCTCTATGCGCCAAGAACTAGGTATATTGTCGGATATCATCAAAGATTACATGCCAGAGGACTATGAGTACGAGGTAGACGGGGAAGCTGCCATAAAAGGTGTGGACTTTGACGAAAGAATAGACGTTATACCAGTATCAGACCCAAATGCTGCAACAATGGCGCAAAGAATCATGCAATACCAAGCAGCCTTGCAACTTGCACAGTCTGCACCGGAAATGTACGACATGCCCAAGCTACATAGGCAGATGTTAGAGGTATTAGGCATACGAGACCCACAAGATATCGTTCCATTAGAAGATGATATGAAACCTAAAGACCCTGTATCAGAAAATATGGACATATTGAATGGTGAACCAGTCAAACCTTTTGAATATCAAGATCATGCAGCCCATATCACTGTTCACATGTCTATGATACAAGACCCCAAGGTACAAGAACTAGCTGGTCAAGCACCTAATGCAGATGCAATGCAAGCTGCACTAAGTAACCATGTTATTGAACATATAGGTTTTGAATATAGAAAACAAATAGAAGAAGAAATAGGAACTTCATTGCCACCAATAGGTGAACCACTACCACCTGAAATTGAATCTAGGTTGTCTACTCTAATAGCTGCTGCTGCTCAACAACTTCTAGGTAAAAATCAACAAGAAGCACAACAGCAAGAAGCACAAGAACAAATGCAAGACCCTGTTCTACAAATGCAACAACAAGAATTACAAATTAAAGCACAATCAGCAGAAGCTAAAATTGCAACTGATGAAGCACGTATAGCTGCTGACTTGGAGAAAGCTAGGATGAAAGATGAACTTGAAAGAATTAAAATAGAAGCTGACTTAGAGATAGCTGGTGCTAAAGCTGGTGCAGACATAGCCAAGGTATCTGCGCAAGAAAGAACTAAAGGTGCAGAGATCGGAAGGAAAATGGCAGAAATAATGACTAAAGACAATGGAAATAACTGATCTAAAGTTTACAGAAAGCTTGACAGATAGTTTAAACGATGAGATAAATAGGATTACGGAAGTCTTAGTAGATGGTGAAGTGAAAGATTTAACTGAACTTTATCATTTAAAAGGCAAGATAGAAGGATTACGTATTGCCCTTCGAGAAATTACTGAGAAAACCTCTCAGTATATTGAAAATTAAATACGCACCTTTCATGGTGAAAGGATGGAGAACGTCAGACTCCATATAATTTGACGCAACATAAGGGAACTTATGACAGTAGAAGCAGTTAAAGGTAAAAAGATCGAAACAGAAAATATTTCTGTAGCAAGTCAATTACCCGAACCTCAAGGATATAAGATATTAATAGCATTACCTGAAGCAGAAGAGAAATCCGAAGGTGGTATTATTATGGCTGACATGACAAGGCGTGTAGAAGAAACAGCGTCTATTATTGGTTTCGTAATGAAGATGGGTCCAGATTGTTACAAAGATGAAAAGCGTTTTCCTAGCGGAGCGTATTGTAAAGAAGGTGACTTTATTATTATGAGAGCATATAGTGGAACAAGGATGAAGATACACGGCAAAGAATTCAGAGTTATCAATGATGATACAGTTGAAGCTGTTGTTCAAGACCCAACAGGAATAGTAAGAGCATGATAGAAGAAGCACAAGCTATAGAACAAGAAGAATTAACTTCGGTTAATTCTATCGAAGTACCCATACCTGATATAGAAGTTGATGTTATTGATGATAGACCACAAGAGGATCAAAAACCTCCGAAGGTTGTAACAGATAATGATGTTGATGAAGAAATAGAAGGTATCAATGATCGTACAAAAAAACGTATTAATAAGTTAAAGTATGATTTCCATGAAGAACGTAGAGCAAAAGAACAAGCTACACGTGTAAGAGATGAATCTGTATATTTAACAAAGCAACTTGCTGATGAAAATAATAGATTAAAATCTACAGTAGCTAAAAGCGAAAGTGCTTTAGTTAATAGTCTCAAAACCAGAACAAGTTCTGAAATTGATTCAGCTAAACTAGAATACAAGACAGCTTATGAATCAGGTGATACTGATAAATTATTAAATGCTCAAGAAAAACTTTCTGCTGCTTTGGCAGATAAGAGTTATGTGGACAACTATGTTCCACAAATGCCGAACAATAGAAATAATGTTCAACCAACATATCAGCAGCCACAACAACAACCAGTATATCAACAGCCAGCACAAGAACAGACCATTGATCCCAATGCTGCTGAATACATTAGGAGTAATCCTTGGTTTGAACGTGCTGGTGATGAAGATATGACAGCTTTAGCATATGGTATGCACTCTAAATTAGTAAGAGAAGGCATTGATCCTGTAAGGGATTCTGAAACTTACTATGGCAGAGTAGATGAAGCTATGAAAAATAGATTTCCAGAACGCTTTGAGTCGAATACTGCAACGACTCAGCGACCCTCGACTGTGGTAGCACCTGCTAATAGAGCAAGTACTAAACAGCGCAGAGTGCAGTTAACAAAATCACAAGTTGACCTCGCAAGAAGACTTGGACTTACACCAGAACAATATGCATCTGAGTATGCAAGGGAGTTAAAGAATGGATAAGTTAGAAAAAGATCAAGAAAATAATCAAGATCAAGAGCGCACTACTCGTTCATTAGAGTCAAGAGACACAAATGAACGCGAGAAACCTTGGACACCACCCAATCTGTTACCAGACCCTACTCCAGAAGAGGGATATGTGTATCGTTGGATAAGAACAGCAGCAGCTGGTCAATCTGATAATATGAATGTATCTACTAAGATGAGAGAAGGTTGGGTTCCAGTTAAAGCAGAAGACCACCCTGAGTTGCAAATGGTACAAGATACCAATCCGCAATTTGAAGGATCGGTTGAGGTAGGCGGATTACTCTTATGTAAAGCACCCAAAGAAGAAATGGATAAGCGATCGAAGTATTATACTGACATGGCTGATCAACAGATGAGTGCTTTAGACGCTAATTATATGCGTGAAGAAAATCCTGCTATGCCTATGTTTAAAGAGAGGAAGACACAGGTTTCTTTTGGGAAAGGTGGTAAGTAATTACCATCTTTATTTTATTAATTGTATTTATAAAAGGTATATAAAATGAGTAGTTCAGCAACACCTTACGGAGCGAGACCTATTGGCAGTTTATCTGTTAGTGGTTCTTTTTCTGGAAAGGTAAGACACTATAGCATAGCCTCTGGTTATGCGACCTCGATCTTTTATGGTGATTTTGTTAAGTTAGTTGCCGCTGGAGGTGTTGAAAAAGACACTGGCACAACTGCTTGCACACCTGTAGGGATTTTTCTAGGCGTTTCATACACTGATCCAAATACTAGTCAGAAAACTTTTTCACAAATGTGGACAGCAAGTGTAGTTGCATCTGATGCAACTGCTTATGTTATGGATGATCCAGACGTTCTTTTTGAAATGCAAGCTGACGGCTCTGCCGCTCAGACTGTAATCGGAAATAATGTTGCGGTTGCCCTAACAGCTGGTTCAACATCTATTGGAACAAGTAAAAACGTAGTTGATATTTCTACTATTGCTTCTACAACAGCAACGCTTCCTATTAGGATAGTAGATATCTCGTCTAAATCTGGTAACGCAGCCGGTGATTCTTATACCGACTTAGTTGTTAAGTTTAATGCGGGTCATATCATGCGTAATACAACTGGCATATAATCAAAGGAGAATAAGAAATGGCAATTTCAAGAGCGCAGTTACTTAAAGAACTCCTTCCGGGATTAAATGCCCTGTTTGGATTAGAATATAGCAAGTACGAAAATGAGCATGATGAAATTTATGACACTGAAACTTCAGACCGATCTTTTGAAGAAGAAGTTAAGTTAAGTGGATTTGGTCAAGCTTCAGTTAAAGATGAAGGTTCTGCAATCAATTATGATTCAGCACAAGAATCTTTTAGTACTCGTTACAATCATGAAACTATTGCAATGGGCTTCGCAATAACGGAAGAAGCGATGGAAGACGAATTATATGATTCGCTTTCTGCACGTTATACGAAAGCACTTGCAAGAAGTATGGCTTATACGAAGCAAGTAAAAGCTGCCTATCCTCTTAATGCAGGATTTGGCGACTTTGATTCTGGCGATGGGGTTGATCTGTTTTCAGCATCACACCCATTAGTATCAGGCGGAACAAATTCCAACACATTTGCAACACAAGCAGACCTTAACGAAACTTCGTTAGAGAATGCTGTGATACAAATAGCTGGTTGGACTGATGAGCGTGGACTGTTAATAGCAGCTAAACCACGTAAGTTAATTGTTCCACCTAATGGAATGTTTACTGCTACGCGTATCCTCGAAACTGACGGAAGAGTTGGTTCTGCGGATAACGATCTTAACGCTATCAAATCAAATGGAACCATTCCAGAAGGTTATACTGTTAATCACTTTTTAACAGACACTAACGCATGGTTCTTAATGACAGACGTACCAAATGGATTTAAACATTTTGCACGTACATCATTAGAAACATCTATGGATGGTGACTTTGATACTGGTAACGTAAGGTATAAAGCTAGAGAAAGATACTCCTTTGGAGTTTCTGATCCGCTTGGAGCATTTGGTTCTTCGGGATCAAGTTAGTAACTTAGAGGGGAGTTGAAATGATATATACTCCCCTTTTTTTTCTAGGGATTTTTTTAACTTCTATCGACTGCCCTAGCAGACATGCCAAGACGATAGATTAATTAAGGAGACTTAATAATGGCTAACACAACTTTTAATGGACCAGTAAGGTCCGAAGGTGGTTTCGAGCAAATCAGTAAGAATTCAACTACTGGTGCAATCACAACCAATTTTGATATAGACACAAGTGGTAATATAGATTCAAGTGGTAATATAACTACAACAGGTTATGTTTCTGCTTATTCCAATATTAGTAGTATTACTTCAGCAACAAAAAACGTAGAGTCAACCGATTCAGGTACAGTTTATACTCTCAATAGAGCAGCAGGTATTGTAGTTACACTACCCACCGCAGCAGCAGGTTTAAATTATACCTTTATAGTTGGTACAACTTTTACAGGTGCAGGACAAATTAATACGGACAACACCAGTGATTTATTTTCTGGCTTTGCTCAATTATTTGATCCAGCAACTGCCGGAGATACCAATACCTTTATACCCGATGCCAGTAATGACGATACCATTGATTTGGGATCGGCAGCACAAGGCTGGTTAGTAGGTGGAGTAATCCGTTTATATGCTACAACAGCAGCAGTATGGCATTGCGAAGCATTCCTACACGGGGATGGTACTTTAGCAACTCCATTCGAGTAAGGAGTAAATTATGGCTGACGCAGTAACAAGTCAAACTATTTTAGACGATGGTGGTAAAAATCTTATAATGAAGTTTACCAACATTAGTG